CCAAGAGAACTACAGATATACAGAACAGGATTTAAAAATGGCTATCGTATGGCAGAAGCTCATCTTGTTTTTAAAAGCCAACAACTAGCAGATAGAATAAAAATGAAAGATGATCGAGATGAAATAAAAAAAAGAGTTGATGAAAAACATCCTGTTGGTTACGAAACATTTGATAATATTGTAAAAGTTGTGGCTAATCATTTCTGCATTAGTGCTAAAGAAGTTTATAGTAGAAGAAGATTAGCTTATATTGTGAAACCAAGAAGTGTTATTATAAATTATTGTCTTGAACATTTTAATATATCAACACCAAAGTTAGGTATGTTTTTTAATTTTGATCATTCAACTATAATTCATCATAGAAGGCAAAAGGTAAAACAAGTTGGTATATGGAAACCTTTAGAATTAGTTTGGCAAGACTATGAAAAAATTAAAAAGGAATTAGTTAAGTCCTTGCGTAGTTAGGTCTTTTACCTTTACGACTTCTTCTTTCAGCACTTTGTTTTCTTGATACAGCAGCTCGTCTTTGACTTGGCGACATGGCTCTAGCTTTTGCTGCAGGTACACACTTAGGATAGTTTCTTCTTTTCTCACCCTTACTACGACCACACTTAGGAAAGCCACCACCTTTCTTTGGGTTAGCAATATCAACCCAGTTAGCTCTAACCCATGCTCGTAAACCTTTTGACATTATCTTTTTTTCTTTTTTTTATTTTTACCACCAGGTGTTATCTTACCTGAACAAACTGCACTTGCATACATATTTGCATAAGCTGAAGGGTACACCTTAAACTTACGTTTTGCTGCAGCCTTACCTCTTGCACATAATTTACCCATATTATTTACCGACTAACCTTTTAGCTTTCTTATGTGCAAAAGTAAAAGACTTTCCTGCTCTCATTTCTTTTTTCATCATAGCCATGTGTTTCTTACTATGATGTACCGAATGTTTTTTTAATGTTTTCTTTTGTTTATCAGTAAGTTTTTTCATTACACCTTCCTTGTTTTTTTAGACATTCTTAATTTTTTAAAGTCAGCTCCTGTAATGCGATCTCTTGGGATGGCTACACGAGCTATCTTCATTTGATTTGCAGTATATTTTTTTTTACCTTTTTTCTTTGGCATTATTTCTTCTTCTTGTTATTTTTTTTCTTCTTAGATTTCTTAGCCATAGGCTTCTTCATTTTCTTTCCGTACATTTTTATCTCCTATATTTATATATTTATCGAAGCAACTTTCTCCACCATTGTAACGATGACAAAAATACTTCTTTTCTGCATTTATAATCCATTCACCTTCATTACTCAAGAGTTGTCTTTTGCACATTAAACAATACCCACAGACTAATGTAATATTTCTTTTAGACCAAGTTTTTTTCTTTACCATTTTTTGCAAGACCAATAACGAGCAGTGAGCTTGTTTGTTGCTGTAGCGCAACGATGTCTAGCTCTGAAAGATTTACGTCTAGCAGGAGATGATTTCTTGATTGTCATGTTTGCATCCCCATATCTAATCAATCGAACTTTGTTACCTGACTTTGCAAGAACTGCAAACTTTTTAGTTTTAGTTCTATCATTTTTAGGTTTGTTGTACCCTGAAAATCTTTCACCTCTGTATGTTATAGCCATGATTTCATTCTATACTCTTTAAAATAATTTACAACTTTCCATTTATCTTTCTTTTTAAAGTTGCCACGTTTAGCGTAATCTGTGGCTTCTTTTTCTGTGTCCCATATCTCATTTGTGAACAACTCCCACTTATCATTACGCACCCATAAGATACAATACACTTATTTAAAACCAATTAATTTTAAAATAACTTTTTCTATAAAATTTATAATTTTTTTTATCATTAATCTGCTTTTGATATACTTATAATCTTACCTTCTTTTATAACTGCATTAACTTTCATACATTGAAACTTTGCATTATTTGTAGAACGCATTGATATACGTTTTCGTGAAAGACATTCGCTTAAAGAAGGCATAAGCAAGTGTTCTTTTAAAACAGGAGGATTACCAAGATACATAAGAAGTGCTACTACTAATTCCATTAATGATTACCATTCTTTCTAACTTTATCTTTTATAACTTCTAAAGTTTGTTGAATTTTATTTATATCTTCCATAGCTCTGTTAAGATTAACTGTATTATTTCTCATACCTTCCATCTCTTTTTCTATGTTCTCTACTTGTCCTGCTATGTGTTCTAATAACATAAATTGTTCTTGATCAGTAGGTAGCTGTTCTGACTTTTTTAAAAGATCAGCTTGATGTAATTCTCTGCTAGTCTCCAAGCTAGTTAGCCTAGCTGTTATCTCGGTATAAGCAAAAATTCCTGCCGCCACTGCACCACACAAAAATAAAAGATTTCTAATAGGTAAACTGATAACTGAGCTGTCATTTATTTTCATTGTGGTTCTTCTCCTCCGCAAATATAACCTATAACTTTTTTACCTTTGTAAGTGTGGTAATAATGATTAGACATAAATGTCTTTTTCTTTTTTTCCACAGACGTAACATTAGTTTTAAACCAACTACTACAGCTTGTAAATATCTCAAAAGTATCTTGCTTTATATCACCACCAAAAGTTAAGTATAATAAGGTTATCATTATGGGTTTCATTCACCACCTCGATTTCTTTTCTTCCAAGTTCTTTTCTTGTGCTTATTCATAGATGACATTTTAGGTCGTCTACCAATGCTAGTTTTTTTTGGTATTCTTTCGTGCTTTGGTTTGTTTAAATCGAACTTTACCCTTGCCATACTTTCCTGTTTGTTGTGATAGTAGATTTACTTTACGACTGTACTGTTGTGCAAAAGATTTCTTGATGGTCATTTGCTAAAGTTTTTTATTTCACTTGCTTTGATACCATAGATAGCAGCAACAACTGATACCCAAAGTCCAACCAACCACCAAGGCATTGACTGGAGTTTCTCAAAGAATAAATCCATCTTCTGTTCTATTTTTTCATCTTCTGAGAAAACTGAATAGGCTAACATGAAGATAGGGGTAGACAACACGATAAGTACGAACTCATCTTTCCAGTCTCCCTTCTGATGCTCGAATACTTTACCTTTGTATTCTATCTCCCCCCTCCTCATCTTCTCTGCATGGTGAAGTCTGGCTTCTGATAATGCTTCTTTAGTTTTTTGTTTGTCTTGATATAGTTTGGCAGCTGTCTTAACTCCCATGCCTAATAAATTTAACCACATATTATTCTAACCAAGGTTTATAAATAACCTTACCTTCTTCTCTCATAGCTCTTAATGATTGATTTCTATTTGCGTTAGTTGAATATGAACAATGAATCCAACCTGACGTAGGTTCGTTATCTCTGTAAAATTCTAAAATGAGTTGGTCAAATTCTAACTCTGATTTAATCCAAAGAGCTAACTCTCTATTATCTACACCCGGTATCTCAAAGTCTGCTGCGGCTGAACTTTCGTCTGCTACGTGCTGACTGTTAATACTACTTCCTATTTCTGTGCAAAGTTGAGCAGTACGAAATCCTGATGAGATAATTAATGGTTTATCAAAGTGTGATCGAACTGGTTGTAATATATTTACTGCTAATGCTTTTAAATTTTCTATTTGCTGTGGATTAGGATTATTGTTAATTCCTTTTCGTTCAGCAATCTGCGACTTAGTTAGCTCATCAAGAGTTATGTTAGCTGTAAGTTTCATTTGTTATAATATATCTTAACTTTTAATTTTTTTTGTAGTTCTGTCAATCCTCTATTTATAAGCGATCCAGCCTTTCTTGTATAGGTATCTTTAGCTGTATAGTCAGATTTTCTATAGTTTGCGGTCTTTACATCATAGGCTTGATATTTACCTGTATTAATGTCTAATACAACCATATCTATAGGACCAATACCCATGGCTGGTACAAATACAATCTTATCAGGGTCTTGTGCGAATTTAGCTTGTGCGATGAGTTCATTATATAATCCAGTTGAAGCTGTTTTACTACGTTTAGCCATTCCATTTAAAAAAACTTAGAACTGTAGCTACAAGTCCGCCAATAACAATAAAAAAAGCAACAGCACCTTTACCTTTATTCATATCAGCTCTAAGATTTTTAATATCTAAACGCATTTCATCTATGGCTTTGAATAAAGTTTTCATACGTTCAGCACAGACTTTCTCATGATAAGAAATTCTAACACTGTTATTCTTTTCTGCGTACTCTTTAATCTCTTTTGCACTGACAGAAGATTTTTTTTGTTTTCTTTTTCCAGCCATCTTTTAAATCTTTCCAAAATATTTTTATTTCTTCTACTAAAGTTTTAAAAAATTTATCCATGATTACTCCTATGATTCTTCAACTTCGTTACATTTAAAATTAACTAACACTTTATTTCTATTAATTATACCACTATCTATTTTATTTATTTCTTCAATAGAACGTATATAACCCGCATTAGCACATTCTTGCCAAGAGTTAAAGACAAAATTATCCGTAATTTCTGGTAAACAATTTAAATGTACAGCCGAACAAATATTTAAAATCAAAATAAACTTCATTTGATTTTACTAACAGATATGTATTGTAAATGATATGTTTAAAATTGTAACAGAATAATTTATCTCGCCTTACATGGCTCATTATTTGATCCAACTAATGGTGCTTCAGCAAACGCCATATATAAATAGTTATAAGAACTATCATTTATATCTGAATCGTCATCTTCAATTTTAAATCCATTACTACAAAAATTAATTTTATGCCAAGAACTATCTGTTTCTTCATCAGAACTATTTGGTCTTAAAAATCTATTGTTTGGATTTCCACCATAAGCAGCTCTAGCATTATCAACCGCAAACCATGCACTTGTACTTCCTATTTCTTTTAAAATAATTAAAGAAGGTCGAAAACCAGTGTAGCAAAATGGTCCATCATTATTGCCGTTTCCAAGATATTTTCCAAATTTTGAAAATCCTTTTATCTCAGCAAATGAGTAAGCTACATAAGTATATCCACTTGTTCCTACATCACTATCATTTATAACTGTAAATACTTGATTTGTTGGTTCTGTATTATTCATCCAACCTGATGTTACTTGAGCTGCATTGCTATTTAATAATATTTTTTTAGTAGCTCCTATACTTGAATGATACATTCCCCAAGTTCCTGTATTAGATGTACCTTTAATTAAAACAACTTTTGGTTTTTTTCCGATTCCATGTCCTACTGTAGCTGTTGCACCTGTGCCTGTGTAAGTAGATATTGAAAAACCACTTGTCGTATTAACTGAAGTGTAAGTTGTGTTAATACTTCCGTCTGTGTTAGAAGAACCTTGACTACCACCAGCTAACCAATTCCAAGCAACATAAGTTGTTGAACCATTGCCATTATTTACTGCTCCTGTATTTCCTACAAGACTAAATCCATCAGAGTCAAAAGATGTAACTCCTGAACTATATTGAGCATTAGTTAAATCTGAAGCTATCGCTTGACCATTGCCTCTAACAACATCAACTATGTGTGATGAGTTGACAGCATTTCTTGTTTTGATCCAAAGCCAATCAGGTCTAAAACCTACACCTGTAACACTCATAGAACTTCCTGTTCCTGTATAAAGTTTAGTATTAAAATGATCTGTTGATTTTGAAATTGTTGTGTAAGCCATTATGCGTTTAATCCTTTTGTTGTAATTGCTCTATAAGATGCTGGAACATCATATTCAAATACGCCTATTCCATCATCTGGATTTTGTGCTGATGATACAGCAGTTGTTCTAAAATATCCATTACCAAAATTAAAAGATGCTGCACCAGAACCTGAAGTTGATGAAACATAATAAGCAGGAAATACTTCTTCATAGTCTGTCCAGTTAGTAGAATAAGAAAACAATCCACTAATAGCACCTGTTTTTGATGCTCCCGAAGTTGGGTCACCACTATTCATATAAACTCCATCTTTATGTATGTATAATGCTTTATTGTCCATATCTAAAGCAAAACCTAAAATTGATCCATTAGAAACACTTGCTATACCTGTTGTTGGTGTTCCTCCACCAGAATAATATCTAAAATCTGGTGTTGCTTCATAATAAAATATACCTGAATAAGCACTATTATCATGTGGAGCAGAAGTAGTTTCAAATGCAAGTCTATTACAAATTCCGTAAAACCCTTTTCCTTTACCTTCTACTTTAGCTTCCCAATACCATTTACCAGAAGTTACACCTAATGTACCTCTCGCTAAATTTTTAATGTTGCTATCTAAAGTTATATAAAGACCACCATCAAAAATTTTATTAAATAGAGGATCATTAGACATTGGTGCTTTATCTAAAGGGTTTAAAGTACAAAAGTTATTACTTGGATTATCTTTATCATTTGACAATGTACCTGCTTGAACTGTCCAGTTATTAGATTGACCTGATTGATCTGTAACACTGTTACCATCTTTTAAAATAAACCAACCATTTGCACCCCAACCAGAACTAGGAGTTATTGTAGTTTTTATTTTCCACTCACCAGTAGTGCTATCTGTTTCACCAAATATACTTGGTGCTTCTTGTGTTCCATCTACAAAAGCAGCGTATGCCATCTGACCTTCAAATGTCTCGTTACTTGTTGCTGAATAATTAGTTCCAATATAATGATAACTTCCAGTATCTTGAATTTC